GGCTTACTTTTGTGTTTTTTGCCTGTAAAAGATTAAATCTGAACATCTTCAATCTGCAAAACGCTTCCCATTCCTTAGAATACCCTTTAACGTATCCAACGCCCTGCAAACGTCCTTTGTCTGATGTTTTGGCATGGAATCCTGATTTCTTGTAAAGTCTGGCATCCTCGATGAATAGTTCAATGTCATAATCGTTAGACAACTCAATGACTTGGAACATTGCCTGAATATTAGAATCGAATTCATACAGGTTCAGACACTTTGAATTCGGGATCAGCGTTGCCATTCCGCAAGTGCTCCCAGGATCAATACCAATCAGCAATCTTGTCTTACTCACCTTCATTTCGAATCCTATCATTTTCGGCTTCTTTTTCTCGAATCGCTTTCATCAATAATTTCCTGATAAATTCAGAACGGTTGATATTTCCGAATGCCGCTAAAAATCGGTCATGTTCCGGCTGCAATAATTCGCTTACATACCGGAATTTCAAAGGTGGATTTTTGGGTTCCCATTCGTGAATTAGTTCACCCGTTTTTGTGTATTGTGTCATGGCTTTATTTTTTGTCTTTTAGGATTTCTTTAACAATTGAGATAAAAGTAGAAATGTCGTTTTTGGTAACGGTTCCAGATTTTACCTTCTGATTCAAAACATCTGAAAAAGGATAAATCAGTTCGCATTCCTGCTTAGAAAGTGGTTGTTTCATAGTCTGAAAATTTCATAAGGTTTGAATCCCATTTCAACGGGAGTAATTTTGTTTCACCAGCCCGAAACTTTGCGATTGACAGAATGCAAAGGTTATCGGTTGGATATTCAGTTCCTTCGACATTGGTAGTCGGGGAGTCTCTGAATTGTGAATAGTATCCCGGGCGCATAAGAAACCAAATTGAATCCGCATCTTGTTCAATTGCTCCGGATTCACGAAGGTCTGACAATTGCGGCATCTTATCGGGTCTGGATTCAACTGCCCTGGACAACTGAGATAAAGCAATGATTGGAATATTCAGATCCTTTGCCAGGATTTTAAGACCTCTGGAAATTTCGCTTATCTCTGATTCCCGATTAAACTTCTTTGTATCTGAAGACATCAATTGAAGGTAATCAACGCAAAGCAATTTGATCCCGTGTTCCTTTTTCCAAAGATGCGCTCTGGTGCGAAGTCTTCGCAAAGTCATTCCGGCCTCATCATTTATATGCAGGGGCCACTTGTCAATTCTGGCTGATGCATCATAAAGTCTTTGGCGGTCGTAAGGTTCATATTTGTCATTCCGGATTTTGTAGGCAAAGACATCTGATTCCAGAGAAAGTAACCTTTGAACCAGTTGCACTTGTCCCATTTCAAGACTGAACATTCCAACTGGGAGACCTCTTTTGCAATAGCTTTGAATAAGGCTCATGATTAAAGCCGTTTTCCCTTGTCCGGGCCTTGCTCCCACAACTATCAAATCCGTGTCTACAAAGCCGCCTGTTGCAGCGTCAAGAGTATTCAGGCCCGAAGCAATACCCGCTAACCCGGATATGTTTTCAATTTCCCATTTTTCACGGATTTCACGGAGTGTTTCAGAAATGCTTTTTTCATCTTTTATGATTACCTGGTTCACTATGTTTTCAAGTCCGGTTTGAACTTTGGAAACCCTTTCGAAAACATCATCCACATCATTGACGGATGAACTGATTAATTGCTGACCAAAAGTTCCAATGCTTCGTTTTACAAATGATTCCAGAAAAATCCGGATGTGGATTGAAAAATGCGAAGCCGATGAAACCTTACTGGCTAATTGTGCCAATGTTTTGCCGCCTTCCATGTTTTTGTACCGTCCGGCTTTCTTAGCCCATTCTGCAACGGTTACAATGTCAATTGGCTTATTCTGGTCGTATAGCGATTTTAAAGCCTGACAGACAATTCTATGCTTTTCTTCGGTGAACATTTCGCAATTGTGAACCAATGCGAAAAATTCAATCTGAGCCTCTTTATCAATCAGTACAGATCCAAGGATTACTTGTTCAAGTTCAATTTGTGTCATCGGTGCATGGTTTTGGATGAAAATGTAGGGGTTCCGGTTGGTGGTTGGTTTTTGTTGAAATCTTTGTCACGCCTTGCCCACATTTCAAGTCGCCTTTCAATATCCCATGTTTTTTCAAGTTCCTGTTTAAACTTGGTTCCGGACTTATTGAGTTCGCACCAGTATTTGTAAAAATCAGACAGCATTTGTTTTGGGTATTGTTTTTGAAAAGGTTCAAGAGTGGAAGCAAATTTCAATTTGCGCTCCGTTATTGTATTTGTTACTGGTTGTAGGTTACTAGTTACTGGTTTATATATGGGTGTAGGTAGCGGTTCTGGTAGCGGTATAGGTTCCGGTGTAGGTAGCGGTTCACTTTGTGGTACAGTTGAGGTATAGGTAGAGGTGCTTTTTAATACCTCTAATCTGATCTTTGGAGCCTTCCACATATTCTCTCCTTTTTCATATTTCAGCAAGCCCCAATTCTGCAAATCATCAAGACAAGCATAGTAGGTTTTCTTGCTTCCAATACAGGAGCCGGTCATTCCTAAGTCAATCGGACACTTAAACCATTCAACCCAATTGTTCCGGTTATTCTGGTTTAGCAGGAACACATACAGACTTATGTGCTGAGGCTTAAAGTCGTGTTCCTGACTAAACACAATTGAATAGAATGCCGAAATCTGATGAAATCCATTAATCCTCATTTTGAATCAGGGTATATTTATGGCGGTTTTTAAAATTGAATTCAGGCTTATAGTGAGCAATCAAAGTTTTCGCCAATGCTTTAAATTTGGACGTATTTTGAAAATAAATGAATGTTGAATATTCCACATTGAATCTGCAAAACCGGTTATACCATCGTCTTTCCGTATGCAATCGCTTCATCATGTTCATCGCATGAAAAATGTAGATTGGATAAATAGGGCCAGTCATAAGCCCTGTTATGAGATCAAACCTTTGGCAACAAATCACCACCACTCCTTCTCCGATCAATTGAAACTTGAAAACAAGCAGCTAAAGGCTTTTGCCGATGAACTTAAATCTGAAAAAGACTTTATTGATACAGACCGAAATGATGTAAGGCATACACTTGCAAATATTAAACTGGATCTCGAGCACACCAACAAAAACTTCACGATCCTGCAAACCCAAAACAAGGTTTTGAAAGAGGGGAATGAAAATTTGCGAAATTCAAATGATGAACTTTTGAAATCATCAACCGAAGCAAAACAGGAACTCGGATTTGCAAAACTGAAAATTCAGGATCTGGAAAAATCAAATGTTGAGTTGCGGAATGCAAAAGATGAAGTATTTCATTCATACAACGAAACCAGTAAGGCACTTGGCTACATGAGGTTTGAAAACGACTCTTTGAAAACCAGATTGACAACCGTTACTGAGAATTACAATTTATCTGAAGAAGATTGTGCAAAACTGCATGAAGAACTCAAAACCGTAAAATCTCATCTGGATCTCAGAACCAAAGGAATTCAGGTATTGGAGCATGATGCCAAATTGAACCGGATTGAAATTGCATCATTGAAATCCGATTTTGAAACAAAAAACTCTGAACTTGAAATCCTGGAAGAAGATTACAACTGTCTCAAAGACGTTCAGAAATACACAAAGGTTGTTGGATGGGCCGGTTGGATTTTCTTTTTCATTGCTCTTTTTGGTTTGATGTTTTTCAAGGGTTGAAAAGGATTTAGTATATTTGCAATGCCGAAAGGTAGCGGGGTGCGAGCCGCTAGAAAATATTGGTTTCTAACCAACAAAAGCCTGGATGAAGGAGTCTCGCACCTCTGGAATCCGGGCTTCTTTTATTTATGGCAGTTGATAAAAATTCTATTATAGTCTATGCCGATTGGATCGAACTATTTGAGGCGTTAGAAGACGACGAAGCAGGAAGGCTTATAAAGCATTTTTTCAGGTACGTTAATGACCAGAATCCGGAACCACCAGATCGCCTAACTGAATTGTCTTTTATCCCTATGAAAACATCTTTAAAGCGCGACTTGAAGAAATGGGAATGCACAAAGGAAAAGCGCTCATTGGCTGGGCAAGCAAGCGCAGCAGCCAGACAAAAGGCAAAAGAAGAATCTGAACAAAATCCAACAAAATCAACAAGTGTTGAAAGTGTTGAACAAAATCAACAAGAGGCAACAAATCCAACTGTAAGTGTTAGTGTAAGTGGTACTGTTACTGATATTAAAAATACAATAACGGAACGCAAATTGAAATTTGCTTCCACTCTTGAACCTTTCCAAAAACAATATCCCAAACAAATGCTGTCTGATTTTTACAAATACTGGTGCGAACTCAATAAGTCCGGAACCAAATTCAAACAGGAGCTTGAAAAAACATGGGATCTTGAAAGACGACTTGAAATGTGGGCAAGGCGGGACAAGGATTTTAATAAAAACCAACCACCAACCGGAACACCCACATTTTCATCCAAAAATATGCACCGATGACACAAATTGAACTTGAACAAGTAATCCTTGGATCTGTACTGATTGATAAAGAGGCTCAGATTGAATTTTTCGCATTGGTTCACAATTGCGAAATGTTCACCGAAGAAAAGCATAGAATTGTCTGTCAGGCTTTAAAATCGCTATACGACCAGAATAAGCCAATTGACATTGTAACCGTTGCAGAATGGGCTAAGAAAGCCGGACGGTACAAAAACATGGAAGGCGGCAAAACATTGGCACAATTAGCCAGTAAGGTTTCATCGGCTTCGCATTTTTCAATCCACATCCGGATTTTTTCTGGAATCATTTGTAAAACGAAGCATTGGAACTTTTGGTCAGCAATTAATCAGTTCATCCGTCAATGATGTGGATGATGTTTTCGAAAGGGTTTCCAAAGTTCAAACCGGACTTGAAAACATAGTGAACCAGGTAATCATAAAAGATGAAAAAAGCATTTCTGAAACACTCCGTGAAATCCGTGAAAAATGGGAAATTGAAAACATATCCGGGTTAGCGGGTATTGCTTCGGGCCTGAATACTCTTGACGCTGCAACAGGCGGCTTTGTAGACACGGATTTGATAGTTGTGGGAGCAAGGCCCGGACAAGGGAAAACGGCTTTAATCATGAGCCTTATTCAAAGCTATTGCAAAAGAGGTCTCCCAGTTGGAATGTTCAGTCTTGAAATGGGACAAGTGCAACTGGTTCAAAGGTTACTTTCTCTGGAATCAGATGTCTTTGCCTACAAAATCCGGAATGACAAATATGAACCTTACGACCGCCAAAGACTTTATGATGCATCAGCCAGAATTGACAAGTGGCCCCTGCATATAAATGATGAGGCCGGAATGACTTTGCGAAGACTTCGCACCAGAGCGCATCTTTGGAAAAAGGAACACGGGATCAAATTGCTTTGCGTTGATTACCTTCAATTGATGTCTTCAGATACAAAGAAGTTTAATCGGGAATCAGAGATAAGCGAAATTTCCAGAGGTCTTAAAATCCTGGCAAAGGATCTGAATATTCCAATCATTGCTTTATCTCAGTTGTCCAGGGCAGTTGAATCCAGACCCGATAAGATGCCGCAATTGTCAGACCTTCGTGAATCCGGAGCAATTGAACAAGATGCGGATTCAATTTGGTTTCTTATGCGCCCGGGATACTATTCACAATTCAGAGACTCCCCGACTACCAATGTCGAAGGAACTGAATATCCAACCGATAACCTTTGCATTCTGTCAATCGCAAAGTTTCGGGCTGGTGAAACAAAATTACTCCCGTTGAAATGGGATTCAAACCTTATGAAATTTTCAGACTATGAAACAACCACTTTCTAAGCAGGAATGCGAACTGATTTATCCTTTTTCAGATGTTTTGAATCAGAAGGTAAAATCTGGAACCGTTACCAAAAACGACATTTCTACTTTTATCTCAATTGTTAAAGAAATCCTAAAAGACAAAAAATAAAGCCATGACACAATACACAAAAACGGGTGAACTAATTCACGAATGGGAACCCAAAAATCCACCTTTGAAATTCCGGTATGTAAGCGAATTATTGCAGCCGGAACATGACCGATTTTTAGCGGCATTCGGAAATATCAACCGTTCTGAATTTATCAGGAAATTATTGATGAAAGCGATTCGAGAAAAAGAAGCCGAAAATGATAGGATTCGAAATGAAGGTGAGTAAGACAAGATTGCTGATTGGTATTGATCCTGGGAGCACTTGCGGAATGGCAACGCTGATCCCGAATTCAAAGTGTCTGAACCTGTATGAATTCGATTCTAATATTCAGGCAATGTTCCAAGTCATTGAGTTGTCTAACGATTATGACATTGAACTATTCATCGAGGATGCCAGACTTTACAAGAAATCAGGATTCCATGCCAAAACATCAGACAAAGGACGTTTGCAGGGCGTTGGATACGTTAAAGGGTATTCTAAGGAATGGGAAGCGTTTTGCAGATTGAAGATGTTCAGATTTAATCTTTTACAGGCAAAAAACACAAAAGTAAGCC